CAAATGCACCTGGAAACGATCCGGCTTTCTTATAAGCGTCCTCACCGTATATTTTTTTAAAAACTAAAATAGGATCATCTTCAATTGTTGGATAATAATTTCTAACTCGATGAGTATCTTTTTCATTTAAAACCAATCTTCCATGATTTAGTTCTGTTTCAAGAAATTTTCGAACACCTGTTCTAATTTGACCTTCTTCATGCATACTACCGCCTAAAAATTGTTTATCTGGAACTTTAAACTGACCTCCGTGTTGAGCGGCTAATAAAGCGTCCTTCATTTGTTTTTCTGCTTCCGTTTTAGCTTCATCGGCTGATGTTTTTAAATTTTTAGCAGATTCTTCTAAATCTGTCATGGCTTTCATCATAGAACCGACACCTTGAGTATCTACCCCGGCTCCTCCAATACTTTTGTAAGTATTAAGATTATTTAAAAAATTTACAAGTTCTCCATCATTAGCATTCATGATAAATTTTGCTTCATTAGCAAAAAGGTCTAATGCATCACCTAAAGTTTTGTCTTCACCACGCATTGCCTCTAACATGTTGGGTTTAAATGGATTTATATCTCTGCCTCTAGTAATTCTTTGAACGTTAGTCCCTCTACCCATGATATCGCTAGATTTAATACCAATTCCTTCCAAAGCGTCTAAAACTTTTTTCTTTAGGATCTCAGATGTGACTCCCGGGATTTTTGGCATTAATAATATTCCTTCTTAGTAGGTTCTCGTTTTTCATCTTTGTAATCTTCCGGGTGAGGAAGAAAACCACCTTGTCTGAAGCGCATGATAGCCTGTGTTGTTGAGTCAACAAGGTCATCGTGGTCGCCATATGGGAATGCCGCGCATTCTTCAATGACTTCCTCCGCAAACTTCTGATCTGGTGCCCATATAATACCACTTTCAAACAAAGGTGCAACAGAATTGACTCTTACGTGCTTGTCATTACCCTTTGATGGCGTAAAGTTCACAACTGGAATATCCATCTGACGAAGTTCGTGAGTCAGAGGTAAACCGGATGCCTTCGATTCAATGATGACTGTTTCAGGTTGCCAATATTTGTATTGTTCCAAGGCCCGTCGTCGAAGTTCCGGGAATTCATAACGTCCTTTGATTGAATCAAGTAAAATTAAGTTTAAAGGAGAGTCTTCATTTGGATAAAACACTCCCCAAGTGGTGATTGCACTATAGTCGGCTGTCTCCTTTTTTAAAAAAGCTGTATCATATGATTGTATGACGTGTTGAAGCGTTGGAATCCAATCTTTGTCCCATTTACGCCACCATTCTCGTTTAATTATCGCTCCTTCGTCTGAAGTTGGCCCTTGCATCCACTGTGCATTCCATTTTGCAACCGGAAGAGTTGCTTTTACCTTTAATAATTCTTCTTTATTCCAATATTCTGGCCACATAGGTGCTTCATCTTCCAAAATTGCTGGAAACTCAACTACTTCCCATTGATCGGCTTTAATTTCTTTTTGATTTTTTAACAACATTCCCGTTAAATCTTTAGTGCTCCAACGAGTCATTACACAAACGATGGCTCCACCAGGTTGAAGACGTTGTCTTGGACCAGAGGTGTACCATTCGTAAGCACTTTCAAGTTTAGTTTCGCTTAATGCGTCTTGTTCCGAGTGTGGATCGTCAATAATCAATAAATCCGCACCACGACCTGTGATTGCTCCGCCAACACCAGCTGCAAAGTACTCTCCGCCTTGGGCTGTTTCCCAACGTCCTGCAGCTTTTGAGTCCTCTTGTAATTTTGTAATAAAAATTTTTTTATATTCTTCGGAATCAATCAAGTGTTTTGCTTTACGGCCGAAGCGAATTGCTAACTCTCCTGTGTGAGTTGCTTGAATGATTTTTAATTTTGGATTACGGCCCACCATCCATGCAGGTAATAAGAAAGATGCAAATTCAGACTTAGTGTGTCTTGGTGGCATATTAATGATTAACCGTTTAATTTCTCCTGTAGCCAATTTATTAAATTTTTCTGCAACGTGTCTATGGTGTGCACCTTCTATAAACTCAGGCCAAACACACTTTACAAAACTTAAAAAATCTTTTTTTGCTTTATTCTGTATTTTTTTTTCTGCATGCATGACTTGATATCGTTTAAACGTCTTTCTGACATCAGCCGGTAATTGTGAAATATCTACTTTATCCAGGTTCATATAGGAGTCCCAAAACGTTTTTAACAGCTATGACAGTCTAAATCAAGCCATAAAGTGAAAAGCAGTGGGACCCCTTTTTAATAAAAGCTTTTTAAGGTTAGGGTGTGAAGTTTATTTGAGATGGCTCGGGGCCCGATATGAAATCAGGGCGCGTTAGCGCCCTGATGGTTGATGATTAGTCTAACAGGACGCTGTATTGTTTAGGAAAGTATTTAATAAACCAATCTAATCCCTTGCGATGGTTATCCCAATCCTGTGTTTGTTCACTGCCCATGATTACATCATACACAGCAACAGCAAACCAAGGTAATAACGCTGGCTCACCACCAAATCTATTCGTAACAATGATCTCTTCTTTAAAGCTATCATCCTTCTGTCTGTTATAATCTGCCTTGAATGGCATCTTATATTCTTTATTATTCCATTTAATTGTTTCTATCATAATGGTTATCCTACATTATCCATTGTCATTGTCAACACTCTTAATCGTGGTCCTTGTTGCTTGGTATGGTACTCTTTCATAACCATTATCACCATTGCCAGTAAGTTCGTATTTATAACTCTCGTACTTTTCTTTCTCTACCTTAATCGGTGTTTCAAGAGCCTTGGACCTTGGCGCAATGGTAACTATGCTATCTTTATGTAGTTTAAGATAATCCATTAAACATCGCTGATTACAAAAATGAGAGAATATACTTTGTCTTATCCATTCACTACCTTGTTTAATCTTAATAGTTCTTAATACTTTATTATCGCCACTCCCTCGCACTCTTGATTGTGTTTCAATAGTATGGCAACTCGGACCATGGCACCAATTATAATCACTCATGCTTTCCTCACACTATAATTGACAGCAGTTCTTGGGTGTTCTGCGTCCAAGTCCCAAAAGTTATAACATGGAAAACCTTTAAGATCATTCCATTGTCTTGATTTAAATGTTTTAAACTTTCCACTCCATTCATCGTAGTAATCGTGTTCATCAACACCTCTACAAGTCGCAAACTTATTTCGTGATTTCATAAACCAACTAAAGTATTTAATGTTCATATTGTCCTTTCTTTCTTTCTTTATTTAAGGTTATCCTATCATAAATAGGATAACCTCGTCAAGTGTTAATTTACACTTTGTTTTTGTTGCTCGTACAATAACCTTTCTGCTATTTTTTCTTCTTTAGTTTTAACTCTCTTGTTCTTCATTCCTTTTATTCTATCAGCTAGATTTTTAGGATTGTAGATAGTTAAGCCAGTTGAGTTAGTTCTGATTATTTCTGCCTCATCAATATTTAAACCAAGTTCAGTAGATAGTTCTAAAGCCTCGTCTAAATATTTATAACCTTTAAGACCAACTTTAATTTCTTTCATCTGGTCTAAAATAGATTTAATCCACTTTTGATGAGCAATTACAAATTTACCTTTTGCAATTTTCCAATCTTGCAACATCATATACTCTTGTTCATTACAAGCAATAGACCTATCTCTACAATATTCTCTACCAATTAAATCAAGTTGATATTTTTCATTCCACTCTTTGCCATAACCTCTATCATCATTACCAAGATATTTATTATTGTTGTCAGTATATTTTGTTAAGTGTGGGTTTTGCTCTTTACCCTCTTGTTCAATCAAAATATCTGGGTTGCAGTTCTCTTGTGCTTTAAGTTCATCACGAAATAAAGCATAACCATAAGCACTATCAGAACGATTATAACTATCGTTGTTATCAACATCAATACTACCATTCAATCTAAAATCAAAATGACTTTCAATAGTATCCTCTTTCATAACAACATTGTTATCATAATCTCTATCTTCTTTTGTTCCAAGATAATGAAAATGAAAACAACTGTCTTTGGCAATCGTACTTACATTCTCAAATTTATTCTGTAAGTGATATGCCATTTTAACATCTTCTGGTGTATAATGTTTTCTTATTATACTTTCAGCTAGTTTCCACGCATTGTCGTTTATGTCAATCTGATCTGCTTTTAGATTGTCATAGTTTTGTTTTTCAATAGTATCCTCTTGTTCAAGATGTACTCTCATTCTATTAGCAATCTTGTTCCGATACTCTTGGTTTAATCTTATTCTACTCATTTTTGCCTTTCTGTTTGTTTGCATAAATAAATTTATATACTACTTGACAATACTTGTCAATGGGATTATATAGGAAGTGGATCAGTTGGGAATAAACCAGAACGGAGCCTGTTTACAGGTGCAAAGCCAATTGGTCCAGATCAGTTGTCGTGACCTAAACTGCGAATTGGATTGCTAGTTTAAGACTCTCGCAGGTTACCGATACTAGCTAACGGCGGAACAGGACTGATCCAGATCAGGTGTTGTAACTGCGGGATATAAACCGCTATAGTACAGGTCGCGATTGATGTACACGATGGCTACAAAGCTAGAATGAGTAGTCCGCCTGCACAGGACAACAACTGGTCAAGAAAGATTATGAGCAGACAATTAGAAAATTATGGAATTAATATATTACAACTTCACGTTGAATGGCTTTTGGCTAATGGCTATAAGACTCAAGCAAAAAGCTGCAAGCAGCAAATTAGAATGATTCTAATTAACAAAAAGAAAAAAAAGCGAAAAGCCACAAGCTTCAAGCTTGACAGGACCTGTAGGAGATGATAGGATAAATTTAGAAAGGAATAAATATGGACACAACACAATTAAAAAGAATAGCGGACGCCCTGGAAGAGATCCTGCGTCTTGTTAAAAAAGATATGGAACCACGTGAGAAAAAGAAGAATTAAACACAACGACCTAACACATTATTTCCTGCGGCCGCACTCACAGCTGCCGCGGGCGTACCTGGCCAGCTGTGAAAAGTTTTTTAAAAGCCTGAAGTCTCAAGCAACAAGCAGCAAGCAAGAATTGACAAGCAAGCAAGATTATGATAATAGGATAATAAAGGAGAAATTATGAAATCAAGCGAAGCGTGGGACCTGGTTGGTGGCCTGTCGAAGCCTGGCAAAATGCCGGGCTGGTCAATTGGTATACCTGCCAAGGAATGCAAGACAGGGTCCAAGCTCCGGCTGGTGAAGGGCTCAGTCTGTGAAGACTGTTACGCTCTGAAGGGCTGCTACGTGTTTAAGGTAGTACAAGATGCACAATACCGGAGACTGGCTGCGATAGCATCACCTGCATGGGTGGAGGCAATGGCCCACCTGATCAATAGCAAGAAGCCAGACGTATTCCGCTGGCACGACTCAGGAGATGTACAGGATCTTGAACATTTAAATAAAATTTATGAAGTATGCAGGTTGACGCCTTCGAAGCGTCACTGGATGCCAACCCGTGAAGCATGGATCAAGGACCATCTTCAGGACAAGCCAAACAATTTAGTCATACGATTTAGCGCGCCAATGGTGGACCACGAAGCACCGGCCAGCTGGCCCAACACGTCGACCGTGGTCACAGCTAAGGCTACATGCCCGGCGCCATCTCAAGACAACCAATGTAAAGATTGCAGAAATTGCTGGAATCCTGAAATTAAGAATATATCATACGGCCAGCACTAATGTTTAAACATCCAAAATATTACGCAGAGTTAAGAAAAAAATACAAGCAAGCACGAACCAACGAGCAACGAGCGAGCAATCAACAAGCGAGCAAAGTCTCAAGCACCATGGACCATGATCCACGAGCAACTGACGAGCAAGCAAAGCCTTCCCTTAAAAGATCTTGAATCTTGGACCCTGGAACAAGTTTCAAGCACCCTTGACCAAGGTGCTTGGCTAAGATGAATGTATTCTTGGGATGTGTTGTATGGAAGGCAATTTGGTGTGGTGAAAATCTGATTTTATTACTCTTGACTACTTTTAATTCTACTGTGAAAAAGGTGCCAGAATTATTATAGCCCAATAGATCAGGCACGCCAACGCCAGCGAAATTCTCAATCCTTGTCCACTTAATTTGAGGACAATTCTTCTTAACTTCATGCCATAATTTTCGTTCGGGAGCCATTTCATTTCAAAGTAATTAAAGCTTTCTAATTACCTTACCTGGAGAGGAATTTTCATGCGTAACTTTAATTACAATCCTATGACTTTCACGTGCGCCAATGATTTTATTCTCTGCTAAAAACATAGACTCTAAATCCCACATGGTGCCATCAGGAGTTTTAATAGAAACTCTAGCTTCTTTAGCAACAGTACTTTTTTCATTAAATTTCTTGATGATTTTTTCCAATTCTTGTGATTTTAACATAGAGATTGACTTTTACTTAAAATTACTATAAAAGTCAAGCTTGGTCTTGTTTGGATGGACTCCACCACACGAAGTTCAAACAAGGCCTTTTTAATATGAGAAAAATCAGCGGTCTGCGGCCGGCCTATACATTCCGCCAGGTTTTGCTCATATGCATTCTTAAGTAAATGCATATGGGTTAATATGAATCAAAAGGAGTAAAATGGGCGTACCAAAAAGACTCACAGATCAGCAAAAAAGATTTTCAGAATTATACGTATACAACGAAGGACGTATGACTCCTTACGAATGTGCTAAGGAAGCAGGCTATGCAGAAGACTCAGCTAGAGTCAGAGCTAGTGAATTAAGAAATCCAAAAAGATTTCCTCTTGTAGTAAAATACATTGGCGAGTTAAGAGAGGAAGTTCAAAACAAATACGAAGTTACATTTGAAAAACACATTAAAGAATTAGCTAGACTCAGAGAGGAGGCACTAAAGAAAGGTAGTTTTTCTAGTGCTGTCAACGCTGAAGTTTCACGCGGTAAAGCTGCTGGATTATATATTGAACAAAAAATAATTAAAACTGGTAAGCTTGAAGATATGACTGAACAAGAATTAGAGCAGAGGATGAAAGAAATTGTGGACCAATACAGTCCAATCTTAGACGCGAAACCTATTGAACAACTTAAGAGAGAAGTTAAAGCAAGTTCTGCCAAACTCCCAGAGCCACTCCCAGACACTCAGTATGAGGATAAAGACGACGTAAAAAAGGAAGAGCAAGAAGAGAAAAGGGATGACAATAAAGTTAGCGATAAAGTTACCCATTAAATCTTTTGAATCTTTCTAACCCATTGACGTGGTATCATAGTTCTATCTCCAAAACTAAAACTACCATCATCTTCCTTATCATAAGAAGCAAATAACTTAATAGATTTTTTATCTTTAGAATATAACCAACCTTCATTGATAGGTCTTGCTAAAGACATCTTATCAAATTCTTTTTCATTAGCCCAGCCCGAATCACTCACACAATCGATCCACTCCACACGGACTTTAGGAAAAGGTATGTCGGGAGTTCCAAATGAGGCAACGCTTTTTCTTCTTTTCTTAGGCATAAAGTCTTGTAACACAGTTGTCGACACCATAAAGGTAAAAAAATATTTTTTTAAATCAGCGCTTATAAAAATAGAAACAGGTGTCGAAAGACATAAATTTCAATTACTTTCCTTATATACCAACGATAGTAGCTTCGACAGGGGGGGTGTCGGCAGGGTGTCGAAGGGGTGTCGAAGTGTCGACATATTGTGGCAGAATTATGGCCAAATTGCCACAATTCAGTCATAATTGTACACTTTGGTCGCAGTTTTGCCTAAAAGTTCGACACCCTTCGACACCCTGCCGACACCCTTGCGACACCCTAAGTGTCGACATTTATGCTGCTGATTTGTTGTATTGATCGAGACGCGCCAGCCACTTGTGCTTCCAGTTTCTGAGTTCTGCATCCTGTATTTTAAATTCTTGATAGTATAAATCTGGAGTACATATCATAATAACTCCTTGTCTAATTTCAGATCTATAGACATAGTCATGTGCCATCGCATATGCTGCAATCTGTAAAAAATAATCTTGTATCCAATCTTTATTCTTTGCGCGGTTTGCTTGCTTAAAGTCTACAATGGTATCCATGCCATTGTGATTACAAACGAGATCAGTGCTCCCAGCATAAAGGCCAGGATAATGTAAGGTAACTTCCGAGCCATAATATTCTTCCACTGGTGTGAGCCCCACGTCAATAATTTTTTGGGCCATGGCTTTCGCCTCCTGTCCGAGCCCTGTAAGATCATCGTAGCCAGTTCCGAGTATATGGTGCTCCAAGAATTTGTGCATGGAAGTCCCCCGCTTACTAGATAGATTTTTGATTCGTTCTGCTGTTTCATTTCCAACCTTTTGTTTCCAGGCGGTTAAATAACTCTGATCTTTAGTTTTTGCAAGTATTGTTGTGACTGAAGGTAATTTTTCTCCGGCTACATCATAGATCCGG